TGCATTCTGATACTAACCAAGTAGTAATATCTGGTATTGAACCAGATACTATTCCAGAGAAATTGGTAGTAGATGTAGCATCTACAGATAACACCATTAATGTTGGATCAGCATCTACTACTACATTTGCAACTTTTGAAGGTGTAACAACTTCATTTGGATATTTGAAAATAGGACAGGAAATTATGTTCTATAACAGTATTAATGGTGATGGAGTTATTGGTGTCTCAACTAGAGGTATTAGTGGTACTGTTGCTCAAAGTCATAAAGTAGATGATCTTGTTTACAGATATGAATTAAATGGTGCTTCTCTAGTTGGTATTAATACAACACATAGTCTTGCACCTCTTCCTGCTTTAGTAAGAAATTCTAAAGATATTGATAAGATTTATCTTAAAGCAGGTAGAAATGGTACTAATGATTCCAGAATGACTGGTGATACACAAATGAGTTTCACTACTGAAAATACAGTTGGTGGACCTAGAGGTTTCTCATCTAAGAACATACAGTTTAACTCTGTTGCTCCACAATTTAACGTACTTACACCTGGTGAAACAAATCTTTCTACACAAGTAAGAACTGTTTCTGGTACAAGTGCTGGTGGTGCAGAAGTATCATTTGAAGATCAAGGTTATGAAAATGTTGAATTAAATCAACCAAATAGTCTATCATCAACTAGAATTGTTTGTTCTGAAATTAATGAACTATCAAAATTAACTGATTTACCTAAAAATAGATCATTTACATTGAGTATGCAACTTTCTACCCAAAACGCAGATCTATCACCAATAATAGATACTCAGAATGGTACAGTTGTATTCCAGAGAAATAAATTGAATAACCCAGTTGCAAATTATACTGGTGAATCTATTGCTAATCTTTCTTCTGGAGATACTCATGCTGCAATTTATATTTCAAATCAAATAGATTTGAAACAACCAGCAAGATCATTAAAAGTACTAGTTGCTGCACATAGACATTCTTCTGCTGACTTTAGAGTTCTTTATAAACTTACAAGACCAGATTCAAGTGAAGTTGATCAATCATATGAATTATTCCCTGGATATGCTAATATGACTGATCGTGATGGTGATGGATTTGGAGATACTATTATTAGTGATCAATTAAACAATGGTACTTCAGATGCAATTGTAAATGCAAATCGTGATGATGAATTCTCAGAGTATCAGTTTACTGCTGATGATCTTGAAGAATTTACTGGATTTAAGATTAAGATTGTATCTAGTGGAACTGATGAAGCAAATCCACCAAGATTTAAAGATTTAAGAGTTCTAGCATTAGCATAATGATACCAGTTGAAGGACACAAAAATCTTTATAGAGATAAGTCTGGTGCAATAGTAAATACTGATATATCTGGATATAATCAATATATCCAGATGAGGTCTGCTAAACGTACTCAGAAAGAAGAATTAGACAAGATTAAGCAGGATATTGAAGAAATAAAGTCTATGTTAAAACAGATAACAAAAATAGTATAAATATATTCTAGATCCCCTTAGTATTATAATAAATGGCTGCTGTTTATGTTAGTAATCTAGTTATTAATACTGGAACAACATTTGAACAAACATTTACTTTAGAAGATAGTGAGTCTGCTGCTCTATTGGATTTGACTGGTTATTCAGTTAAATCATCTATGAGAAAGCATCCTACTAGTAAAGCTAAAATTGTTTTCGATGCCTCTATTCCAAATCCAACTACAGGTGTAATTAAAGTAGGTTTAACATCTACTGCAAGTGCAGGTATAAAAGGAGGAAGATATGTGTATGATATTTTAGTTACTGACACTGCAAACACGGTAACTAGAGTAGTTGAAGGATCTGTAATGGTTAGAGCTGGAGTAACTACACATGGGTGATAATTATGCCTATTAGAGTAAGAGTTGGTCAAGCACCAGCAGTTAAAGTCGTATCATCCTTATCAGGATCAAAAACTATTAACCTGTCTGGATTAAATGATGTAAGTGCTAATAACCCACAAAATGGTATGGTGTTGGTTTATAACTCCACTTTATCTAAATGGGAAGGAACATTATCATTAACACCTGGTGTAACACAGAATCTAGATATCAACGGAGGTAGCTTTTAATGGCCAGTATTATACGAGTAAAAAGATCGACTGGTACTGCTGCACCAGGGTCTCTTAACTACGGTGAAATAGCAAATACCGTAGGTGTAGGTACTCATGGTAATAAAGGTGGTAGAACATTTATTGGAGATAATGCAAATAATCCACAAGAAATTGGCGGTAGATATTATACAGATTTATTAAGTATTGGACCAGGTTTAGTTGCAGGACAAAACAACCCAACTACAGTTGCAAATGGATTTGTTCCTATATTAGATGCTAATAATAAGGTAGACCAGTGGAATGTTGATAATCTTAAATTAGATGGTAATCATATTGGTAGTACAAATACTGATGGTGATATTATATTCACTACTAATGGAAGTGGTGAAGTTATTATTGAAGATGATACATTTTTAACTTTTGGTACTAGTAAAGATGGTAAGATAGAATATGATGAAGATGGTACAAATAGAGTACAGGTAACTGGTGCTCCTTGGACATTTGCTAGTGAAGTTCAATTTACTGGAGTAACTACTAGTAGTGGAGATTTATATGTAGGTGGAGATTTATATGTTGCTGATGATACAAATATTGACGAATTAACTGTACGTAATATTAATGTAACTGGTATTGCTACAGTTCAAGATAAACTTCATCTTCTTGATAATGATGTAGCACATTTTGGTGGTTCTCTTGGAGAAAATGGAGATCTTCAAATATCACATTCAGGATCACATAGTTATATTAAAGATGCTGGAACAGGTGATTTACGTGTAACAGGAACTAAAATTGATATTCGTAATGCTGCTGATAATGCTTCTCAAGCAGTTTTTAATGAAGGTTCATCTGTTAATCTATTCTTTAATGGTGCAGATAAACTTCAAACTCGTATTGATGGAGTTAATATTACTGGAACACTAGAAACTGATGCATTATTAGTTACTGGTGTATCAACTTATCAAGGACAATCAAACTTCACTGGTAAGATGGTTGTTACTGGTGGAGTTGAGATTGATAATATTGGTATTTCATCTAATATTATTGCTACTAGATCTGGTGCAGGAAATCAATTATATATTGACCCATATCCAGATGGTTTAAGTAATGAAGGTACTGTTATTATTAAAGGT